TACAATAAGTTTTCTACCTTTTGATCTTGCATGTCTTAACAGTCTAAAATGTCCTTCATGTAGTATATCAAACACGCCATTGGTCCAAACTACTTGTCTTTTTAAATCTTCTGTTTGTATTGCATATACACCTCTGTGTTCTACTGATCTTGCACCAGCATAACAGGCTAACTTACATGCGGCAAACACATCCATACCTCTTTTAATACCATAAGCAATAACGGCAAGTACAGTATCACCAGCACCAGTTACATCTGCAACTTCTCTTACAGGTTCTTTGTAGTGTTGATATTGTAATTCATCACTTAAAACGTGTATACCATTAGCACCGTCTGTTACTACAAGATATTTCCAACCATGTTCTTTAATTGCAAAGAAAGCAACTTCTCTATTAAATTTTCCAAACCATGTTTTGTATTCTTTCATGTTTGGTTTCACAAGAAATGCACCTTTGTATACTTCTGGTCCTTGTTTAGGATCAACTAAAACTTTGCATTTTTTATTATTAAGTTTTTCTACTAAATGTGTACCAATGGTACCTTTGTTATAATCACTTAAACATACAATATCTTCTTCGTTAACACTTTCAAGGAATCTTGCTTGTGCTTTACCTTTGTATTTTTTCTCTTTATCCCAACGCATGATGTGTTGTCCACGTTGGCCTACTAATCTTGTTTTAGTAGTTGTAATTTCTGCATCTGATTGTATGCTACAATCTATATTATTTGTTGTTTCAAGTATTTTTAGAACATCAAAACCTTCGTCGTCCATACCTACTGCACCAAACAAAGAAACGTTGTCAACAATGTTGCTAAGATTAAGTGCAAGATTAGCCGCACCACCTATACTGTTTTTTCTTTCAATTTCTTTTAGTACTGGTACAGGCGCTTCAGGACTAATTCTACTGGCTTTCCCAATAATCCAACTGTCCAGCATTATGTCGCCGTAAACTTTTATCATGTTAACTCTCTAATATGTCAATCAACTCAAACACTGTCTGCAACTTTGTAATATTAGTTTTGTTTTGTAGTGTGTTTCTTAAACCTTGATGCAAAGGCTTTGGATACTTACTAAAACTTGCCCAAGAATAACCATCATGTTCTTCATTTAGATCAGGAATAAATTCTTCTTTAACAACTATTAGGTATGTATGGAAATTGAACTTTTCGTCGGTGCTGACAAAAGTTTCTAAAGGTATAGTTTTTACTGATTTTGGTGTAGTACCAATTTCTTCTTTGATTTCTCTATGTAAAGCATCAATAGGCGATTCGTCAACAGCACCACGGCCACCTACCAAACCCCAAACATTGTTCTGTTTGCTTTGAGTTCTATGTAAGAATAAAAAACGTTTAGTTTTTAGTGCATAAAATAATGCACCACTGCAATTGATTTTGTCGCTCATACAAGTAATTATTTAAAATTGTATGCGCCACGCTCCATTCCGGTACTCGCCTTCAATGGATTTGACCCATTCTGTACCTGTCCATTTGTATTGGATACTTGTATTTAGGTTAGTTACAAATTTGATGTCAGATACTGTACTTGAATCAAACAGTATTTGCCATTTTGTACCAGTCCATTCTACTATATCATTTTCACTTGCAATAAAGTCTGTACCGTCATTGTTTTTCCAAGCATCAGCACCATCAGTATTTGTTGCACTACCAATAGAACCTAATAATAATACTCTAACACCGTTTGATTTAATAGTAGTTGGATTAAAGTTAGTTGGATCAATAATATAATCTATCTTATTCCTATCGCCTGTTGAACCAGTAAGGACCATATCACTTGGAATAGTATCTTCGTCCCAATTAATAATTAATGTTGTTTCATCTGTTGGATTAACTGCAACAGTACCGTTGACACTTTGATTAATATCTAATCTTGTTAATTGTAGTTGACTTAGACCTGATCTAAATGTACCTGGTAACGCTTCAAAGAAACCATTCCAGTTAGTATTACCAACAACACCTCTATGTATAAGTTGTGCAGTGTTACCTAACACAAGTAAATCGTAATCATTGTATGCTGTAATGGCAAGTCCTGCTGTATCTTTACGTGTAGTAGTTCCGTCTTTGTCTTCCATAAACACGCCTTCGCCGAATTCGTCATTGTAACGTTTAAGTTCAGGCATAGTAGCACCAAGGTCAACGTTACCTGTGTCTTCGTTAAACATACTCATTATAATGTTTGTTATAACACCAAGTTTTTTAACTTTGACAGGTGGTGAAATGTATATAGGTGTAGTAAATGTTAACGATCCAACATCAATCTCGCTTTCAGTACCTGTAGGCATTGACCTACTACTAAAATTAACACTTTCTAAATCAACTACACTTAAACTTGTCCAGTCAATGTAGTTGTCTGTTGTTTGTATTTCTAAACTTGGATTAAACAGCATTAATATCTGTTCCATAATTTGTAATTTTTGTTCTGTGTTAGTTGACCATATGTCAGCGGAAACAGTTAACTTGTAAGGTGTAGGCATTAAACGCTCTACTGTTACATTTTTACCTTGTGTGTTTAAATATTCGTTATTTGTTTCGTCATAATCTCTTTCACGCAAGTGTACTTTACCAACAAATGAAGCATCTGCAAGTCTATCTCTATCTAATTCTAATCCTGTAATGTAAACACCTATACGTGGCGCACTTGGAATTTTGTTTTCACTGTTATCTCTAAGAATATGACCAACCTGACGTGTAATATCTCCGTACATTACCGGAACTTGTGTAAGTTTACCGTCACCGTCTTTGTAAGAAAAATTACTCATGAGTCTAATCATCTGAGTAATATATCTTCTTATCTGTCCATCATAAAAATGTTGCATTATTTTTTACACCCACAATCGTTAAGGAAGAAATGTACAACTGCCATTGTAAACCACATCCATGTCATTTCACTAACACCAAATAAACTATTCCCATGCATACCCATATCTTTTGCTAAAAAAATTACACCTAAAATTCCAAAAATTAATCCTGCTACATTGTGTTTCATTAATTATCCGCCTTTGGTTTCATTGCTTTACTTAAACTTTGTCTTTCTGGAATAGTTTCACCAGCAATGGTTCCTGAATTAGTATTATTAATGAATCCAGTTTTATGTGTATTTCTATTATCTTTGTTAGATAATGTCATACGTACTTTATCTTCCATTTTGACCCAACGTTGTCCGTCAAATCTAAACAATCTATTTGGCATAAGATCAGTCCTTAAAAAGTAATCACCTTTTGCTGTGTTTGTTGGGAAACCTATACCATGTCCAAATGCTTCTCCATTTGGTGGAATACCATCGCCAAGTAAGTAACCACTGTAACCTTCTCTGTCTGGTGTCTGATTTACTCTACTTGCATCTAAGTTTCCGGCATTAACACTTGCGTCAATTGTTGCTTCGTCGGCAGTTACAAGTTCTGGTTTACCTTGTGCATCTGTTTGTAATGTGTATAATGAAGTTGTATCATAACCAGATTCTGGTGAGTCTGCTTCTGCTTGATTAAGAATAGCATCGTTAATTTGCATTTCTTTATCGTATGTAGAAAGTACATCACGTAATGTTTGTGAACTACCTTCTTCTGTTGGTAAATCAAGTATATCCTTGAACTCTTGTGAGTCAACAATTTGCTTCATCTTGACTCTGTACAAGTGTGGATACCAACTTTGTGAAAATCCTTCTGCCGCTCTGTTTACATCTTCAACTACATAGAAACGTTTTAGTGCTACTTGGTAATCATTTAATGCATGTTCATCTTTTAAGTGTGGCATTTCAAATACATCACCTGGCATAATTTTTCTACCAAGTGTTTTTACACTATAGTTGATTGGAATAGTCATAAACAATGTGTCGTTGGTTAAGAATAAACCAAACTGACTCATATCAAAGTCAACATCTTGTACATTGTAGATCCCACGCAAAACGTAAATATCTGGATCATACTTTCTATCACGGTTTTCCATGAAAAGCATGTCTTGAATATTAGTTTCTTTTACAGCATCATATCTTGGAGCAGAAGGTGTAGCATCTGCTTCATCAGGATTTTTAGGACCTAAGTATTTGTGTACAAAAACGTCGGTTCCCCCGACTGTAAACATCTCTGTAATAGTCTTATCAAGGAAATCGTAGTCTTTGCCCTTCTCGGGTTTATATAAACTTATTCTCGGCATAGTACTTGTATTTATCGAACGCATAAATACTAATGGAGACGAAAGATTATGGCCAATATAACAACAGCAAAACAAGAAGTATTCGATTATGTAAACGCTATGCTTGGCGGAGGCATGGTTGATGTTGAACTTGATCCAGAACATTACGAAATAGCAATCAAAGCATCATTTGACAAATTCCGTCAAAGAAGTGATAATTCTGTTGAAGAGTCATATATGTTTCTTGAGTTGGTACTTGACCAGAATGAATATACACTACCAGATGAAGTAGTAGAAGTTAGACAGATGTTTAGACGTTCAATTGGATCAAGAACAGGTGGCGGAGATGGTGGAACATTATTTGAGCCATTCAATTTAGCATACACAAACACTTACTTGTTATCAAGTTCTAACATGGGTGGTTTAGCAACATACAATCTATTCGCTGGTTACCAAGAACTTGTAGGAAGAATGTTTGGTTCATTTATTGAATTTACTTGGAACACAGCAACTAAAAAATTAACTGTTCTACAAAGACCAAGAACAGGCGAACAGGTATTATTACAAGCATACAACTACAGACCAGACTTCCAAATACTTACAGACTATCTTGCAAAGCAATGGATCAA